TCTCGTGACGTCCTCCGTTACGATCCCCGGCGGCGGGATCGCGACGTACTCGCTGGCTGCGGCGACCACGACGTCCGAGCAGCTCGGCGAGGGCTGGCTCGTGGAGTGGGCGCTCGTCATGCCTGACAGCGTGACGCACACATTCCGCAACGACGCGGCGCTCTGCCGTCGCACGCTCTACCCGGTCGTCAGTGATGCCGACCTCACGATGCGGCACAGCGACCTCCCGAACCTGCTGGCATCGGGCACGACGAGCTATCAAAGTTACCTGGACGAGGCTTTCGCCACCATCTGCAATCGCTTGATCTCTCAAGGGCGCAGGCCGTTTCTGGTGATCCAGCCCAGCGCCCTGCGCGAGGCGCATGTGGCCATGGCGCTTCACCTGATCTTCCTCGACTTCTCGACTTCGGCCGGAGACTCTGGACGCTGGCAGGCGCTCGCGGATCATTACCTGCGCGCCTATACCGAGGCGTGGAACCAGCTCAAGTTCACCTACGATGAGGCTGACGCCAACAAGGTGGACGCCACGATGAAGAAGGGCGCCGCGAGCACAGTGTGGCTCAACGGGCGCGGTGGCCAGAACTATTGGACGCGGTGGTACTGATGGCCAGCAAGTCGATCCGACAGCTGCGCGAGGACGTCACTGCGCGGATCCTCACGCTCTCTGGCTGGCGTGAGAGTCGCGTGGCTCCCGACAACTTCGGCCGTGACGCTGACAGCATCGCGCACAAGGCGTTCGCGGTGCTGCCGGCAGAGACGACGGACATGCGCTCCTATCGTGGCCGGCCTGCCGAGGGGCTTCTGGTCGAGACTGCGCTGACGGTGCATTATTGCTGGCGCCTCGCGCCCAAGGGCATGAGCGACAGTTACGACGACGCCCTCGACGGAGAGCAGGCCGTGGTCAACGTCCTGATGGCCTATGACAGCACTTGGCCTCTGTCCTACAAAGTGCAGGTCGTTCGCACCACGCGCACCACGTCGGATAGTGGCGAGTGGGTGCTCGGTCAGGTCGAGTTCCGCATCGTTCACACACTACCGCTTCAATAGGGGGATCTCATGCCTATCAGCAGCATCGTGAAGAATTTTCGGGACGGGTCTATCATTTTAAAGGACGGAACGGGCACGCCCATCGCGCTGACCGTCGAATTCGAGGCCGGAGACTTCTCGATCTCGTCCTTGTCGGCAAATGCTCATGCCGAAACGACGACCTACCTCGACCGAGGGTCGCTGGGGTCTGTGAGGCTCACGAACCAGACGTTCCCGACGTGGTCGTTCACGGCGCACATGACCGACCTGTCGGACGCGACCAACAAGACGCTGTGGGATGCGGTCAACAAGACCGGCACCTTCGCGGCGGCCGTCTCCACGATCACGAACAGCGATGTCTACGGCCTCGACGTCGTGATCAGCATCGAGGGATCGAACCTGGGCGACCCGACCGATCACGTCCTCACGCTCGTCGGCAACCGTCTGACGATCGATTTCTCGGAGGGAGATCCGAACTCGTTCACGGTTAACGGAACCACGTTCGGGTCGATCACAGCCGCCTGATCCACGCGCGAGGTCGAACCTCTCGCACGACGCCCTCCCTGCCGGTTAGGCTCGGAGGGCGTTTCCATCGGAGGGATTATGGACGTCACGCTCGGTCGGTTCACTGTCGCGCTCAAGAAGCCCGGATCGTTCACGCTCGCCCGTGAGGTCACGATGTGCGTCGGAACGAGCGCCATTCGCGGCCTCGGCGCGGCGCTCGGCGCGTGCTGGGCCGGTAAGCCGCTCAAGGCGACGTATAAGTACGATGCGCTCGCCTACGGTGGCGCTGTCGTTGACGAGCTCATGGCGCTCGGCGTGCCGGAAGCGGAGATCTATGCGGCCGGCAAGATCGCCCTCGACCTGGTGATCGACAGCCTCCCACGCGAGGAGGCCGTCGCGCAGGCCGAGACTTTTACCGAGGCCCAGACGGAGGGCTAGACGCCGTCGCTCTCGAGATCGGCCTGACCTACTGCGGCGACCCGGATGCGTTCTACTCGTGGACACGCGAGCAGCAGGAGCGCGTCCTGGCGTGGTGGCGCGTCAAGCACACGCCGCCGAAGCCGAAGGCGCGTCCGAGGGCGCGCGAGGGTGATAGTGTGTCGCCAGAGGCGCGAGCCTTCTGGGGGATCGGTGGCGGGTAAGCGGATCACGGTAGGGCGCGCCAGCACGACCATAGGGCCGGAGCTCGAGCGCGCCCTCGACCGTATGCTGTCCACGACCTACGCAGAGGTCAAGCGCGAGGTCGAAGCCATCGCCGCGGACGTCACCGAGCACGCACGCGGAGAATGGTACGACAACGTGCAGGAGCGCACCGGCAGGACGCGCGCCGGCATCGACTACGAGATGCGGCTCACGCCTACGTCTCTGCGTGGCGTCGTGTTCTCCAGCAACCAGGCGACGTACATGGTGAGGCGTCGTGGGCCTCTGTCGAAGCTCGGGCGCGGAGTGTACGCCGAGGAGTTCGCAGAGGTGATGCGCGTGTTTCGCGCGACCGGCCGCGTCCCTGACGGCTACGCCTTCGCTCGCGTGACGCGAACGCGCCGGCCGGTCGGCGTGATCAAGCTCGAGCCTGACGGCAAGTACCCACGCGACGGAAAGAACGTCTGGAAGGTGCTCGTGCTCGACTTCGGCAAGCGGATCATCCGCGAGCGTCTGGACGACATTGACCGCGCACTGCAAGCCGTCGCACGCCGCGCCGTCGCATAAGGAGATCTCATGGCAAACGTCGAACTGTCGATTGATGCGAACCTCGCCGGCCTACGCGCTGAACTGGCGAAGATCCCGGAGATCGGAGGCGCGCAGGCGAAGCTCCTGACGGCCGAGCTCAACAAGTCGATCAAAGCATCAGAGCGTGCGGCAAAGTCTGCGGCCGAAGCATCTAAGAAGGCGATGGAGCAGACTCGCATCGCTGGAGACGCCGCTGCCAAGAGCGTGGGCGACGTCGGCGACAAGTTCGGCCACGTAGGCTCCGCAGCCGGAAAGCTCGCGGGTGGCCTCGACCTTCTCGCGCCAGGACTAGGTGACGTCGCGCGCGGAGTCGCGGATCTCGCGGATGTTGGCGAGGTCGGTGCTAGCCTCCAGGTGTTCGGCGTCGTCGCTGGCTCTGCGGCTGCGGCTGTGGGCCTGCTCGCTCTGTCGCTCGCGCCTATCGCCGAGCTGATCCTCGAGGAGCGGCGCGAGGCCGAAGCCACGCAGGCGGCGCTTGATGCCTACACGAGCGCCACTGAGGCCGCAAAGTCGGCCAATGACCAGTTCGCCACGAGCCTCCAAGGCGTGAACGACTACATCAAGCTCGCCACTGGACTCGAGACGCAGGCCGAGCAGACGGCACGCAAGCGCATCGAGGCGCTCCGTACCGAGGCACAGGTGCAGACCGACGCCACGCGCGCTCTCATCGCCAGCGCAGAGGCGCTGAAGGCGCGCAAGGAGGAGGAGCAGGCCACGCTCCTAGCGAAGGCTCGATTGGGCACGGCCAGTGAGGCCGAGATCGCGCAACTGAAGGCGAACCGCTCGATGCTGGAGGACCTCAACGACGGCTTGACCGACAACCGGCGCCGGCTCGAGGAGGTCGCCACGGCGACGGAGGCTAGTGCCGAGTTCCTGACGCTCGAGGCGCAGGCCATCGAGCACGCCGCGCGCAACAGCGAGCGCAAGGCCAGCGCAGACAAGGCTCGTGCGAAGGCTGCGGACGAGGCGCGTGCCGCGGAGATGCGGAACGCCGAGGCCATCAAGGCGCTGGTCGATCAGATCGCGGCATACGATGCCATCGACGCAGAGTTCCAGCGGTCGCTCGAGGATGCTGCCGCGCTGCACGAGGCCAATGCGAAGGCGATTACAGACAAGCATGCCGCGGCCCTTGATGGGTTCAGCAGCAAGCTTGCGGATCTCGTCCCGACGCAACCGCTCGATGAGCTCACGAAGCTCGAGCTGCTTCTGTCCGACGTCTCGCTCGCAATGTCTCGGGCACCGACCGAGGAACTCGGGATGCGCTACTCGGCGATGGCCGACGAGATCACGGCGCAGATCGAGCGCGTGAAGATGGCGCAGTCGGGATGGTACGCGCAGACGCTCCAGATCTCCGATGGCGTCAACGGCGTAGCGCAGACAGGGGCGGCGCTGTTTGAGTCGCTTGGGACCATCAGCGAGTACGCGATGGAGCGCGCCTCCACGGCCTATGCGGAGGCCATCGCCGACCGCAAGCGCCTCGGGAAGGACGCCACCGACGCGGAGAAGAAGGCCGCGAAGGAGGAGGTCGAGAACCGGCGCAACGCGCTGATCAAGGCGTTCATGGTCGATAAGGCTGTGAAGATGAGCCAGGCGCTTATCAATACGGCACTTGCGATCACTTCTGCACTCACGGCTGGCCCTGTCGCAGGCCCGATCCTCGCCACTGCGGCAGGCGCGGCTGGCGCTGTGCAGGTCGCAGCCATCGCCAGCGAGGCGCCGAGCTTCCACCGCGGCGGTCTTATCGGCCAGCCTGACGAGATGACCGCCACGGTTCGGTCTGGTGAGGCCGTGCTCAACCCGATGGGCCGCTCGCGCCTTGGCGACCAGACGATCCGCGACCTCAACGCTGGAGCTAGCGACGGAGGTGGAGGTCAGGCCATCCAGGTCGTGTACGGCCACAAGGCTTTCGACTACTTCATTCGGGATCACTTGCGGTCACGCATGACGCTGCCTCGGGCGTTAGGGAAGGGCACCCGTACAGGCCAGCGAGGGGGATAAGATGGGATCTGCCGTCAGCGTCAACGCTCTACGTGGACTGCTCGTCCACGACCCGCGGATCACTGAGGCGGCTTTCTCTGAGTCGCTCTCAACGTACTCGCAGGCCGGCGCTCAGCCTGGCGTGCCTGTGCCGCAGCGCGACTCGGACATGGTGCTTGAGACGGTCGGCACCACGACGGCGAGCGGTGGATCGCTCGAGGTCGTGACGGTTCGCGCAGGCGGCGCGACATACAACGTCAACGGCGAGGTCCAGCCTGGAGCGTTTGCATGGCGGCAGGCCGGCGGCTCGTGGCTCGGCAGCAACGGTCCCGGCGTGGTGTCTGGTTGGTCGCCTCTGCACACGTTCGGCAGCGGCACCACGGACTACAAGTACGCCTTCGCGCACGCGCTTCAGACAGCTGAGGGCACGTTCCTCATCGCAGCTCGCAGGTACTCCACGCTCGGCACGTTCGCGAGCCTAGTCGTGCTTCGCAACGTCGGAGGAACAGTCACGACGATCTCGCTCGACACGCTGCCGGTCGCTGACGCGCTTTACCGGCCGTGTCTCGTGGCGCTTCCCAACGACCGCATCCTGCTGCTGTCCACGAACCCCAACCCGGACGGCGCGACCACGTACACGATCTCTGCGTGGGTGTCCGACGACGACGGGGCATCGTGGAGCCTACAGGCCCCGACGACGATCCGGTCCTCCTTCACGACGGCAGACTACGCGCCTCGACGCCTGCGTGCCGCATATTCGCGCGGCCAGGTGATGATGGTGCTGGCTGTGCGCTCTGCGCTCGCCACGACGATCCCAGACTTGATGGTCCAGTACGCAAGCGCGGACGGCGGCGTGACCTTCTCCGAGGTCGATCGCACCGACGGCGATAGCAACAACGTCCACACAGGCGGCGCCCATGAGGTGCTCGGACTGACGTCGGGCTCGTTCGCGCTGCTTTACTGCGGATCGTCCTACACCGAGTGGGGCGCATACAGCGCAGTCCTTAGCAAGCGACTCGCGAGCGCGTGGGCGCGCATGACGCGCACGACGCCGACGACGGTGAGCGAGCTGATCCGGCCGTCTCTTGCGCTCTCGGTGGGTAACCAGCTATCGGACTCCACCGAGCTCGCCGCGTGCGTGGACGAGAGTGGCGCCTGCTATGCCGTGACGCAGGACTTCCTCACGCCTGGCGAGACGCTCATGGCGCGTAGCATCGACGGCGCGACATGGACGCGCGTAACCGACTACGTCAACGCGGCGTTCACGCACGCGACGGCCGGCTTCGAATGGCTGTACGGTTCGCTCACATCGTGGAATGGATCGCTCCAGCTCGTGTCCGCATGGGACTCCTCTGCGTGGCCGTACCAACTCGGGACGACGCAGCTCGGTGGATACAGCACGGCGACTGTGCCTTACTGGCCTGTCTCGGATGCGGCGCCTGACCGGATGCTGCCATGCACGCTGCTGTGGGTTCCGTTCTGGCTGCCCGCGACTGCCGGATGGACACGCACTGTCGTCGGAGCACCCACGGACGTCCTCGCGACGAACGGCACGCTTACGCTGACGACAGCACTCGGCGAAGCGATCTCCTACACCGACAACGGCACGGCATGGCCTGCCGGAGCAGACTTCACGGTCGCGGCTGTCGGCGAGTGGATCGCGACCTCTGGACGCAGCGAACTGCGCGTGCTCGGAGCTGACGGATCTGCATCTCACGGCATCCGCGTGCGGTACACAGGCACGACCGTCGATGTGATCGACCACTATGGCGGCGGCACGCTTGGCACGTTCACGGTGACGGCCGGCACGAAGATCCACGTGCGCGCCACGATCACGGTAAGCGGCAGTCCCGCGGCCACGGTCTACGTCGGTACGTCTGCCGGCGCGCTATCGCCTGTCAAGCCAGCGGTTCGCGTCGTCAATGGCGCCGCTCTGACCTCGGGTGGCGCTGCGGCCTCGAGCACGACGGTCGTGTGGAATCAGGCCACGCAGGGCGCCTCGTCCTGGTCGATGGTCGCATGGGGCACGCGCCGCGACACGAGCAACCCGCACGCGGTCACCATTCCCGACACGATGCCGGGACGTCCGTTCTCGCCGCAGCCTCAACTGCTCGACTACGGCATGTCCATTCGCGCCGTGGCTGGACCCGCGAAGGTCGGCGACGGCTGGGACGTCAGCAACCGCTACGATTACGCGCTGTCAAACGTGCTCGCGTCGGTGGCTCCTTCGCCTCGTCAGACGTGGCGAAGCACGGACACCACGCAGCAGACGCTTGTGTGGGAGCTCGACACGACGGCCGCGAACGTGAGTCCGCTGCGTGGGCCGCTCGGCGCGCTCTACCTCGGAAACGTCAACTTCCGCACGGCCACGCTGTCGGGTCGCAACTCTGCAGGCTCGTGGATCACGCTCGGCACCATCGACACGAGCGCCTCGTCCTCGGGCCTGCGCTGGGTGCGTGCAGGCACGATCGTGGAGCCTGACACGTCGGCCGCGACGAGCGCCGGCTACTACTGGCCCTATGCCAGCCTGCAAGGCGCGCGGTTCTCGTTCGACACGAGCACCGGTCCTGTGCGACCCATCGGAGCGAGCACCGAAGGCAACTGGACGAACGCCGCAGCGAAGCGCGTGCGTCTGCTCACGACCGGAAGCATGACCGGCGTAGGTAGCAGCGGCACGGCCGGCGCGATCCTCCACCGAAGCGCGCTCCTCGTGTGGAACACTGACGCAGATTACAGCGCGTTCCGTCTCGTGATCCCGTCGCAGCCCAACTATGAAGGCTACTACGAGATCGGGACGATGGTGCTCGGTCATGTGGCTGCCTTCGGGCGCCGCTACTCGTGGGGCCGTCAGCTCACGACGGAGGCCAACACGGCGCTGACTACTGGCCGCTCGGGCGTGCGCCGCTCGCAGGTCCTCGGGCCTACGCGCCGCTCGGTAGAGTTCGGCTGGACCGACGGGACGGACCTCACGCAGGTACGCCAGCAAGGGCCGGCCGACTACGTGCTCGCGACGTCCTCGGGCGGCACCGAAGCCGTCGCTACGCCGTGGGATGCTCCGCTTGCGATGGCTGGCCTCGTCGCCGAGCTCAAGGGCGCAGACACTCCTATAGTGTACCTGCCTTGGATTGAGCGTCAGGCGAGCGGCACGACGTACACGGCAGCGCATCCCGACCTGATGCTGTTCGGTCGCGTGGTATCTGACGTCTCGGTTGAGGTCGTGCAAGGCGAGGAGTGGATCGCGGCCGGCGCTGCTAACGGCGAGGTCGTGCGGACGTCCTCGGTGCGGATCGAGGAGGAGGTATGACCGACAGGTGGACTGAGGCGCAGCTCCGCAACGAGCTGTTCTGGGTGCTCGCCGTCACATTCGCGGGCGGCACGCGCTACCTCTCGACGGCTCCGCTCGAGATCATGGACGGCGTCGGCACGCTCCAGACGACGGCCAGCCTCGTGGACGTTCCAGACGTCGAGGAGGCGCTCGACCTGTGGGCGACAGACCAGCCATCGCTCTCGGTGGCGCTCTCCTTCGTATGGCCTGAGAACGTCGCTGCGCTCATCGAGGAGGGCCACGCCCTCGACGGCGCAGAGGCCGAGCTAGCACAGCACGCCTACGGCGACGATTGGAGCCAGCGGCGCGTCGTGGTGCGCGGACAACTGGTTGATCCTGAGTACGACGCTGAGGGCGAGCCTGTGACCTGCTCGCTCCAAGAGCAGATCAGCGACGATCAGACAACGCTTCCCTTCGACCTGGTGACGATCACCGCGGGCACGTTTCCTCTCGGCACAGGTCTGATCCTGACGCTGGATGATGAAGCGATCGGAAAGGTCGTGCCGATGGTCTACGGCACGCCAGGAGGAGGCGTGGTGCCGGGATCGCCGGCCTACTTCCTCGGGGCAGGGCCTGCGGGACTGTCGCTCATCTTCCTCATCGCGGCTCATACTGTCGCGGCGGCGACGGTCACTTTGCAGGACGAGAGCTACACGACCTCCACGCCGCAGACTGTCGAGCACTGGACACTCGATGACGGTCGCATTGTGGCCTACGTCGAGGTCACGGGTGGCTTCAGCGTGTCGCGCGATGTGCGCGTGATTTGGAATGACGGGCCAGCTCTCGCAGATGAGACACGCACAGGCATCGTGGGTGCCGGCGACCTCATGGCCTACGTGCTCCGACGCTCGACGCTGCGCGTGGATTGGGGCCGGCTCGGCGCTCAGTCCGATGCGCTCAACGCCTACACGCTGGGTGGGTACATCGATGAGCCTGTGCCGCTCGGCGAGTGGCTCCGCTCGGTCGTGCTCGACGTCATCCCGGCCGGCATCGTCATCGGACCTGAGGGCGTCTACCCGCTCGTCTGGCGATGGGATGCGAAGGCCACCGATGCCATCCTCGACCTTGACGCGGATGCTGATCCGAGCGTGGAGCGCGCCTCGCGCGTGTCCTACACGGGATCCGATGAGATCGCGAACACGATCCGGCTCCGCTATCGCCTCGACGCGCGCCGCGATGACTACGCCGCGGACGAGGTGGCGACGGCACGGCCTGAGCTACCGTGGACGCCTACCTCGTCGGATCTCGTCCGCAGCTATGCGAGGTACGGCACGCGCGTACTCGAACGTGAGAGCGCCGTGGTCCACGACGAGGTGACGGCCGTGAAGGTCGTGCAGTGGATGACGGCTAGGTACGCGCTGCCCTCGAGGTCGGTGTCCTACCTGCTCTCGCCGAGGCACGCTTTCCTCCAGCGCGGCGACGTCGTGACGCTCACCGACTCGGAGATCGCGGCCTCGTCGCAGGTCTGCATCGTGGAGTCGATCCGCTGGCTCGAGGAGAGTGGCCTCGAGGTGAGGCTGCGATACGTCGAGAGGCGAGGCTAGCCATGCGCGTACCGGTACAGCGAGACAGCACGGCGACAGGCGTGGTCGGCGCGAAGGTCGCGCTCATCAAGCCAGGTACGAACGTCACGTTCACCGAAGCCGTCGTCGGCGACAAGCTCGAGGTGACGATCGCGGCCTCGGGTGGAGGTGGCGGCACGCCGGCCTCGTCGGTCGTGTCGGAGACGTCGTTTGGGTTGTCGCCGATCGTTGGAACCAGCACGAACTACGCACGGCAGGATCACAGCCACGGAAGCCCGACGATCCCACTGGCCTCGTCGGTCGTGTCAGAAACGTCGTTTGGCCTGTCGTCCGCAGTCGGGACGAGCACGAACGTCGCACGACAGGATCACACCCACGGCACGCCTAGCCTTACGTTCGCGTCGTCTGTGGTCACCGAGACTGCGTTTGGTCAGTCGAGCGCGGTCGGCACGAGCACGAACGTCGCACGCCAGGATCACACGCACGGCACTCCGACGATCCCGCTCGCGTCTAGCGTTGTGACAGAGACGTCGTTCGGTCAGAGCAGCGCCGTAGGCACGAGCACGAATGTCGCGCGCGAGGATCACACCCACGGCACGCCGGCCTCGCCGATCTCTGCGTCGTTCCTCGCCGGCTACTTCGGAGACGGTAGCGACGGCGACGTCACGATCGCGGCAGGCACCACGACGTTGACGCGAGAGACGCACTACAACAACCTGACGCTTGCGGCGAACGCCATCCTCAAGCCGGCTGGGTTCCGCATCTTCGTCAAGGGTACGCTGACCTTCGGCACGGCCAGCTCGATCAACGACGACGGCAACAACGGAGCCGCGCAGGTCGGCGGCGCTGGCCTCGCGTCTCGTGGCTACCTGGGCGGTCAAGGCGGCGCGGGCGGCGATGGCTGGCGTGTACTCGGCGCCAGCGTCGCCAATGGAAACGCAGGCGCGAGCAGTGGCGGTGCATCGTCGCTCAACAACTCCAACCTCGCGCCGATCGGTGGCGCGGGCGGTAACAGCTCGTCGCGCACTGGCGGCAACGCCGGCACGGCAGGACAGCCATCACCGTCGCAGAAATGGTCTGGCCGTTGGCAGGATGGACGCTACAGCGGTGGCGCCTTCAGCGGCGGCAGTGGAGGCGGCGGCGGCGCAATCACGGTCACGGCGTTTACGTCTGGCGCGTTCGTCTCTGGAGGCGGCGGCAGTGGAGGTGGCATCGTGTGGGTCGCGGCCAACAACATCGTCGGTGGCGGGATCGGCTTCTCGGCGAAGGGCGGCAACGGTGCAAGCGCATCGCTCGGCGTCGGGACGGGCAACTGTGCAGGCGGCGGCGGCGGCGGCGGCGGCTGCGTTGCTGTGATCTGCAAGACATTTACATCCTTCACCGTCTCCGTCGCTGGAGGCACAGGCGGCATCGCCGCATCCTCGGGCGGTGTCGCTACGGATGGCTCCGCAGGCCGCGACGGCGGCTACATCATCGTGGTGCTCGGATGACGCAAAAGTGGCTAGTCGTCGATCCTGAGGTTGATGCCGACGTTAGCCTCGCGCTGTGCGAGTCGCTCGGGTGCAACGGCTTCTTCTCAGGCGTTCCTCCGTTCCTGCGCGAGATCGCAGAGGAAGAAGCGTGGGTTCTTCCTCATGTGTGGACAGAGACTGTCGAGGACGAACAGCCGGTCGATATCGCTCAACAGTCGTGATAGCATCGGCTCATCACGGGGGTGATGGTGGCCGACTCGACTACTCCAGCGTGGACGCAGCGCCTTGTGCCTGTGCCTGTGTGGGCCCTCATGCTGGTCGGTGCCGCGATGGCAGGCGGCGGCGGCGTCCTAGGGATGCAGTCTGCCGAGGCATCCAGCACGCAGCAGATCGACTCCGCGCAGATGGAGCAGATCCTCTCCAGCCAGCGCAGGATCGAGGGCCGGCTTGACGCTATCGAGCGTCAGCTTGCAACGGTCGCCGCGATGGCCCACACCCACACAGGAGTCAGCAGTGCCCCTATCCCCTGATGAGATCGTAAAGCTCCCGGCCGAGGTCCTCGACCTGCTCGCCGCGATCAAGGACGCCCGCGCCGTGGACGGCGACGGCGGTGCAAAGATCACGCGCGGCGAGAAGAAGATCCTCCTCACGAAGGCCGCTCGCCTCGTGTGGCTACTCACCACTGACGCACTCGACTAGGAGTCACCATGGCCGCTCTCGACCTCTCCGCTCCCCCTACTCTCCCGCTCGTCGCTTGGACGGCCACGCCTGGCACGGCTGGACAGGTGCGCTTGATCACTCTGCCGACCACGGGGCAGTACCAGGTGATCGTCCATAACCGCGACAAGGCGAGCAAGGGTCTCTACCTGTCCACCGACCAGACGCTCACCGATGGCGGCGCCGCGCCAGCGAATACTTACATCACGATCGACAACCAGTGGACGTTCAGCGTCGGGGCAAACCGCACCACGGGCCTCGCGCCGATCACGAAGCTGGGCCTGTTCTCGATCTCCCATACGTCCGTCAACATCGAGATCCTCATCAACGAGATCCGCTGATGCCCGAGCACTTCACCGTGCAGGAGGCGCCACCCGATGAGGTGGCGTCTGCCGTTACGGCTCCCGCACAAGAGCCATCCAAGGACGCCATCGTGGAGCAGGTCAGCGACGACGCTGGCCTCGTCGCGCATGAGGCGCAGGCTCCCACGCCTGACGAGATCGTGAAGATCGCTGATAACGCTGACGGTGGCACGGTCGGCGTCGTCCTGGCGCTCGTCGCTGTTCTCGGCGGCGGCGCCGCGTGGCGCTTCTACTCTCAGCACAGCAAGCAGAAGGCCGAGATCGAAGCCAAGCGCGCCGAGCAGGACCACGAGCTGGCGATGCGTCGGCTGGAGCTCGAGGCGCACTCAGCGTCTACGAGCCCTCCTACGTGCCTCGCCAAGCACGCCGCGCTGGAGGCCAGACTCTCAGCCATCGAGAGCAAGAGCGCATCCTTCAGCTTTCCAGACGGTTTCGACGCAGACGATCTGAGCGACAGGCTCGCCAAGATCGAGAAGGCACTCAAGCCAAAACCCGCACCGAGGACGAAGCGATGAACCTGTCTCCGCACTTCACGCTCGAGGAACTGACCCGCACGGGACAGACGGCGCTACAGGCGACGAACCGTCAGGAAGCAGGCAAGTACATCGCGTCCCTTACGCAGCTCGCCGCCATGCTCGAGGTCATTCGCGCGCACTTCGGCCGGCCGCTCAAGGTCAACAGCGCCTTCCGCGGCGCGGCCGTGAACGCAGCCACGCCAGGCGCCAGCAAGACGTCGCAGCACATGCTCGGCGAGGCTGCCGACATTGAGATCCCCGGCGTGGACGACGCCGACCTGCATCGCTGGATCTGCACGCAGAGCGGCCTCAAGTTCGGCCAGTGCATCCTCGAGCGCCCTCCGGGTCGGTCGTGGGTTCACGTTTCGATCTGCGGCACGCGCGACCCGAAGCGGTGCGGCGAGGCGCTCACCTTCGACGGCAAGTCCTACAAGCCGTGGAAGCCGTAGACCCTGCTTGTACATGGGAGGCCGGCGAGGTCGTCGGCGTCTATGACTCGCGCCTGTCGCTGGACGGATGCGAGATCCCGGTCGGCGTGGTCCTGCGACTGCATGTCGTTGAGGTCACGCCTGTCGTCGTCCGCATCGAGGTGACGTCGCACCCGGACTGCGAGCCGGCACCTGACGAGCGCCAGAAGCTCCGCACACTGCGCCGTCAGGCTGTGCGAGAGGCGCACGACCGATGGGGCGATGCCTTCATCGTGGAGTACGCTACCGGCGACTGCACGGACACGCGCCGTGTGGACGTCGAGGTCACCGAGACACGTTAGTCTCACTCGTCGCGCCCTACCGGGAAATGACTGCGACAACGCCCGCGAGCCATGGTGGCTCCGCGGGCGTCAACATGTAAGCGATGCTTACAGGTTGTAGTCGTCGCAGTACTGGACCTGTATGGGCCGGCGCCCCCACGACACGGCCGCGTCATGGCTTCCGACGAGAATGTCGATCCGGTTCTTGCGACGGATCTTCCGTCCTCGGTCCTGCACGGTGTAGCGCGTCCACTGGCCGTCGATGAGTAGCTCGAGGCATGTGCCGATTGCCCAGTGCTTCGAAGCAGCGACCATGTGGTAAGGCGCATGAGCCTCGATTCCGGAGGCCGTGTAGCCAGAGCATCCGAGACACGACGCGGTGTAGGCCGTGGCGATCATCGTCCAGGTCACGGCGCCTCCTCGCTGCGGTGCTGGCCGCGTTCGATCTCGTCGGCCGCAAGCCGAGAAAGGCAGCTCACGCGGTAGGACGGATGCTCGCAGCACGCGCGGTTACCACGCAGCCACGCCACCACGGCGGCGCGCTCCTCGGCGACAGCACGCGCGACGGCATCCTCCACGCCTACGACCGCATCCCATCGCTTCAAACGCTCCAGTGCGTCACTCACGGTGACCTCCCAGTGCGGCGAGCTGCGCCGCGTCCTCTGTCTCGCTGGCGATGCGCTCGGCCTGTAGTAGGCCACGCTGACGAGCTGCCGTCATCACGCGCTCCTGCGCCTCTGCGCGCGTCTGTGCGCGTCCCTGCTGGTCGTCACGCTGGTCAGGCATGTTGAGGTGCCACGCCCATCGATCGTGCATCTCCTGCACGATGGCGTAGGCCGTCGAGCCCGCGAACGACGCGGTGAACGTGGGCCGTCCGTTGACGTCGCTTCCGATGATGCGCCAGGTCATGCTGCCTCCTTCGTCTGCTCAAGCAGGTACGCCGGCACGGGCTTACGCGCGCTGTCCTTCCACGCGAGGCAAGCACGCAAGCGTGCGCCATGCTCGGTGCGCGAGAAGCCGACGATCTCCGCGTGGCCTGCGCCTTCGCGCACGACCCACATGATGCGTCCGTTGTAGTCGATGACCTCGAGGTCGCGCCCATCCGGCGCAGTGGCAAGCCAGCTCATGCGGCCCCCACGAGCGCACGGTACACGGCGCGTGTGACCTCGACGTCCTGGAGGCAGTAAGCGGCGATCTCGTCGCGGCTTCCGGCGAGCCACATGTCCCACACCTGCGACCCGTCGCCCGACTTGCCCTCGAGGCCAAGGGCCGTGGCGAGGTCCCCGAGACGGCATCGCTCCGCACCCATCGCGAGCCGCATGGTGTCTTGCACGGCGTGTCGGTGGCCTCGGTACTCGCAGAGGCGACGAGCCAGCGACGGCAGCGTGCGTGCGGCAGCGATGTGGAGACGCGGCAGGTCGAAGCCGACGATGTTGTGCCCGACGATCGTGTCGGGCGCGTACTGCACGAGGATCGCGTCCAGTTCTCCGAGCATCTTCCGCTCGCCATGCTCGTCCAGCATGATGACGGTACGCTCCTGGACGTCGTGGCCGATCTCCACGATCACGCCGATGCAGCAGATGCGCGCATAGCGCCAGTCGAGCGCCGTGCGAAGCCACTGCTCCATGCGGTGCTCCTCGACCCATTTGGCGATGGACTCGGGCTTCGTGTAGTTCCCTGGCACGCTCGCCAGCGCGTGCGCGTCAACCTGCTCGTCCGTCCATGCGGCTGGAAGCGTCTCAATGTCTAGGTAGAGTGTGGTCATGGTAGTGCTCCTCAGAACGGGGTGCTGTCGAGGTCAGGGTAGTCATCAGGTGCAGAGGTCGGCGCAGGCGCGGCAGGTGCCTTCCAGATGCGCCCAGCACAGCTCTTGTCCTTACAGCCAAAGTCTGGAGCCTTCGGGTTGACCGCGCCGGAAAGCTTCTTGGGACGGTTGTCCCACATGGGGCCGGCGCAGACGGGGCACGGCGGCTTGTTGGGGTCGCTGGGCGCCACGCGCTCCACGCTCTCGACCTTGGCGTCGAACGTCTTTGCGACCTTGGATGCCGTCTCCACGAGGCGGGCGGGCGGCTCCTCGCGCGGAGCTGCACGCTGCTGACGAGCTGGCGCAGATGCGGCCTCTCCGTCATCGTCGTCGCTGACCACGCCCACGACGGACGCCAGGGCGTAGCGACGAAGGTAAGTCAGGATCGAGCCGACTACCTGCGGGTTCTCCTGCGCCGGCCGCGCAGAGATGGTGCTGCCGAGATGCTCGCCGCTCTCGTGGAGCAGGATCGTCGTCAGCTGCACGCTGCCGTCTTCGCCACGGCCGGGTAGTTGGGTGACAGCGAGACCATGCTTGGAAAGCGGCTCACGGCATGCATCCATGATGGATGACAGATCGGCGTACTTGGAACGAAAGTGCGGGTTAGAAGCGTCCTTTGCGGCCGCTCCCATCTCGCCCTGTGCCTTGGCAAGGGCAAGCGCGAGGTGCCCGATAGTGTCAGACTGATAGTGGAAGGCCATTAGCAGATCTCCTCGATGAGAGCGATGGTCGCGTAGACGCAGACCGTGAGAGGAATGAGGGCGAGGCAGAGCCATACGGCAGAGATCTCGATCATGGTGCTCCTGTGTGGACGTCGAAGGGTTGCCGCTCCGACACCCATCTATTAGTGTAGGGGTGCCGGGCAGGCAAGCCCGACAGGAGGAAAAAGTGAACATCATCGAGAAGCGCCGATCCGAGCTCGGCATCAGTCAGCGACGACTCGCCGAGATGATCGGCGTGGAGCGATACACGATCAGCAAGTGGGAGCGCGGCCATCGCCGGCCAGATCCGCAGGTGCTGTCGCGCCTGTACCTGGCTCTCGGGCTGGACGCAGAGGAGATCGCGAGCCTCTACCTGCGCGAGGAGGGCGAGCGATGAGTACTGTGCTTTACACGCGCTCTGTGAGCGAGTCGGGACGCAGAACGTACCACGAATGGGGCCATGCTTACGACTCAGATGCACTACCGTTCGGCTGGCATCTCGTCGGCGTGCTTCATGGCGAACGGACTACCCGCTATGGGGTAGACCCAGCGCGCGCGACTCTGCTTGCTGCGCTGCGTGAGCAGAAAGAAGCCGTCGGTCGGGCGATCTTCGCTGCGCTGCAAGGACGCCCAGTGGTTGACTCCGAGAGGGCGCGCGATGCGTACCGAGCCTACCGTGCTGCAGGAGGCTGCGACGACGATGTATGGTCGCACGCGAGCGTCGGAGAGATCATCACTGCGCTGGAGAGGGCGCTGGTGGAGGTGAAGCCATGACCGAGCACACCTATACGATCCTGCTCGACCCACGCGGCAAGGGGCGTCCCGTGTTCACGCGGTCCACGGGGCACGCTCGCACGCCAGAGACGACGCGCTCGTGGGAGCACGAGGCCGCGCACCAGCTCCGCGAGCAGCACGGCGGCACAGGAATGCTCGACAGCCTGTCGCCGATGTGGGCCGTGAGGATCTCTGCCTACCATCCTCGCCCGAAGGCACGCCCCGGCTACCTGCCTCGCGCGCTGTGGTCCGTCGCTGACTACGACCTGCCGGCCACCAGCAGACACGACCTCGACAACGTCGTCAAGATCGTGCTCGACGCGCTCCAAGTCGGCGGCATCCTGCTCAACGATCGGTGCATCGTCGCCATCGACGCGGCGTCGTGGTTCGCCGGCCACGGTCAGCGCGGGCGTGTCGAGGTGACGCTGACGGAGGTGACGCCATGAGCAAGCATCGCACCAGGTGGAGCGCCGAGGAGAAGGACACGCTCCGCAGCCTCACGCGCGAGGGCCATACCTACGCGCGCATCGCGGAGATGATCGGGCGAACCGAGCACGCAGTCAACGTCATGGCTTACCATCTCGACCTCAAGCACCCGCGGGTGAAGGTGTGGACAGCCGCAGAGCTCGCCACGGCAACTCGCCTCTACCATGCCGGCAACACGGTGCAGGAGATCGGCCGCATCCTCAAGCGTACACCTACGGGCGTCTCGTCAACGCTGACGTTCTATGGCGTTCTGGACTCAAGAAGGCGCGGCTATGGGCGGCTAAAGAGCGAACCGCAGATCTACGTGCTCAGGAAGCGCGGCCTGATGCTGCGCGAGATCCTCCTCGTGCTCGGCAGGGACGACAGCCCCAACGCTCGCAAGGCGCTGCGCCTGTGGCTCCAGGCGTACTGCGATCGCCTGGGCGTCGAGGTGCCGCCAGCCAGCACGCCGCGCAAGAAGCCTGACCTCGTGCTGGTGGAGAGCGTGCAGCTCGAGATCGCCTCGCTGACGGGAAGCATGAGCAAGTACACGACGTCAATGGCGAACCAAGGCCGGTCGGCTCGAGGTGCGGCATGAGGTGGACAGAGGCCAATGACGACTACCTGCGGGCCTGCGTGGACGAGGGCGTGCCGTACCCGCAGATCGCCGCGCATCTCGGACGCACGCCTTCATCGATCCGATGCCGAGTCTACCGGCTCTACAACAGGGCGCCGCGCAAGCGCCAGTGGTCCGCGATGGGGATCAGCGATGTGCTCAGGCTGCGCGAGCTTGGCCTCACCTGTCGCGAGATCGGCGACCTGTTCGGCGTCTCGAGGGCGGCGATCGCGAAGCTCGTGCAGCGTCACAGGGGTTGACCGGTAGGTGCCGCCTCGGTATGCTCCTCATGTCCTCGCCGGACGCGGGAGTCATGACCCGCTCGCGGGGGGCGTCAATGCCCCCCGCTCTTCCCGGCAGGACAGAGGCGAGACATGGAAGGAATCAAGTGCTCCTGCGGGAGCGAAGAAGTCGTGCGTCTTTACGGAGAGGTCGCGCGTCTGAAGGCGAACCTCGACCGCGCGCTGCGTGAGGTGCGCGACCAGGAGCGCGAGAACGCGGCGCTGCGTCGTCGGCTGAAGGAAGGCGGGCGGTGAGGTATCTCTCCGTCTGCTCGGGCATCGAGGCCGCGTCTGTCGCATGGCATCCGCTCGGATGGGAGCCTGCGGCGTTCTGCGAGATCGAAGCCTTCCCGTCTGCGGTGCTCGCGCACCGATACCCCAACGTGCCCAACTATGGCGACTTTACGAGGCTCACCGATGCAGCTCACCCTATTCACGACGCCGGCATCGACCTCCTCGTCGGAGGCACGCCATGCCAAGCATTCTCCGTCGCAGGACTGCGGCAGGGATTGGCCGACGCTCGCGGTGGCCTCGCGTTGGAGTACGTCCGCTTGGCTCGCGCACTTAGCCCGCGATGGCTCCTCTGGGAAAACGTCCCTGGCGTCCTGTCATCAGGACAGGGACGGGACTTTGGTGCCTTCGTCGGGGCGCTGGTTGAGAGCGGGTATGGCGTCGCTTGGCGGGTGCTGGACGCTCAACTTGTGCGAGTGGACGGATACGCTGGTGCCGTCCCACAGCGACGGAAGCGTGTGTTCGTTGTCGGATGTGCTGGAGGAGACGCAGCTCGTGCCGCAGCGGTTCTTTTTGAGCCCGAGGGCGTGCGCCGGGATTCTGCGCCGCGCCGAGAGACGAGGAAAGGAGCTGCCTCCGATGCTGCTGGAGGCTTTGAGGTCTGTGGCACACTCTCCGACGGAGCGCACCACGGAGGAGGACTGAACGGTCAAGACGCCTACACGGGGCGTGTGCTTCCGGTCGCCTTCGACACGTACAACCACGCCGTGTCGCATGTCTGCCAGACCATCAAGTCGCCTAGCGGTGGCGCGAACGAGAGTGTCGGTACAGTGCTCACATCAATGGCCGTCCGTCGCCTCACGCCGACCGAGTGCGAGCGGCTGCAAGGCTTCCCTGACGGATGGACGGCCATACCGTGGAAGAGCAAGCCGGCCAGCGAGTGTCCCTATGGGCCGCGGTACAAAGCTCTGGGCAACTCGATGGCCTGCAACGTGATGCGCTGGATCGGCACGCGGATCGCGATGGTGGATGCTGCTGTAGGTGGAGCATGAGGCCGTCGATCTCCACGCTGACCGGAGCCTTCGGCGTCGTGCCTGTTGCGCTGGCGACCTGCGACGAGGTGCAGGAGCTGCCTCTTCGTGCACTGCGCGTCTACCTCGTCCTGCTCTCGCGGTTCAATGCCAAGCGCGACGGATGGTCGTGGAGCAAGGCCGCGTTCGCGCGCGACACGGGCGTGCATCGCGACCACATCGGCGAGGTCATCAAGCGCCTCGAGGCTTCTGGCCTGCTCGCCGTCGAGCGTGGTCACGGACTCGTCTCGAGTCATTACCGGCTCACGGTGCCGCCCAGCCTGACGGTAGGGGAGGGGGCCAGTTTGGCCCCCACGGTGGGGGCTGGTTTAGCCCCCTCCCCCCTGCACGCTACCTCTGAACTGGCCCCCAGGGTGGGGGCTGATTTGGCCCCCAGGGTGGGGGCTAGTTTGGCCCCCACATTACACAGAGATCACACAGAGGTCACAACAGAACCCCCTTACCCCCACAGCGAGCCGGATCCGGTCAACCCCCCTAGCCCCCCTGCAAGCAGGGGGGGACAGAATGAGCCTTCGTTCAGTGAGGGGAGCAAGTTCCCGCTGCCGGAACGGTACAACAAGGTGAAGCGACCGCCTGGCCCATGGCAGAACCGGCAGGCTCCTGCGCCTGCGCCAGAGGTGCCCGTTGCTCGCACGGAAACGGCCTCTCCTGCCGACCTGATCCGTCAGGTGGCTCGCGACCTAGGCGTGCGTCCACGCGAGGCCAAGAAGCATCTGGCGAGGCAGGAGGCGGGTGCGGTCGAACGCGAGCGAACCGAGCGCCACGGGGCACCGAGCGCGCTGACGGTCGATGACGAGATCCTCCGCGAGATGCGCGAGCTTTACGGCTGGCCGCGCGGTGATGCTTGACGTCGGCACGCCGTGCCGATACGGCATCGAAGCAGGGGCTGCTAGGGGTCGCTGTCGTGTGGATAGGCGCGTCGGCAGATGGTCTGCCGGCGTGGCCTATCTGCGTCTGTTAGGAGCGAACTATGATCAACAAGGTGATCCTCGTCGGCAACCTCGGGCAAGACCCGGAGACTCGGCACACGAACGGCGGCAACAGCGTCACGCAGCTTCGCCTCGCCACGACCGAAAAGTTCAAGGATCGCGACGGCGCCATGCAAGAGCGGACCGAGTGGCACACGGTGATCGTGTGGGGCAAGCAGGGCGAGGCGTGCGGAAAGCACCTGACCAAGGGCCGGCAGGTCTACGTCGAGGGCCGGCTCACGACTCGCAAGTGGCAGGACAAGGAAGGCAAGGACCGCTACACGACCGAGGTCATCGGCGACAACGTGCGCTTCCTCGGTGGCTCGCCTGGTGAGCGGCGTGAGGCAGCGCCTGCCGACGATCTCGGCTACGGTAACGGGCCGTGGTGAAGGTCAAGTTCGAGGTCATCGCCGGCGGGCCGTGGCTCGGCTGGACTACGTGGGACCAGTACGGTCGCGCGGTCGAGGACGTCACGCTGGACACCATGTCGGTGACGTCCATTCACTCGCGGTACGATGGCGTCACGCGGGTCATCACGACGACGAGCGTGCTGCTCGTGCATGAGACGATCAGCCAGGTCACGCGCTGGGTCATCGCAGCTCGACGCGGGCTGGCGCATGCTGACGAGGTCTACGCTGAGGATGTGCCGCACCCGGAGGCGACCGAATGAGCGACCGTCTTCGCGCACAGCCGCTCACGCTCGCGCAGGCGAATGAGCTCGTCGCGCAGCTGCACAGGCATCACAAGCCGACGCGCGGTCATCGCTTCTCGATCGGAGCATACGACGGCGACCGGTTCGTCGGTGCGGTCATCGTCGGTCGGCCTGTCGCTCGCATGGTCGATCAGTACGCCGTGGCTGAGGTCACGCGCCTCGTGACGGACGGCACGCGCAACGCATGCAGCTTCCTGTACGGACGCGCTGCTCAGGCCGCGCAGGCGATGGGCTTTGAGTCCATACAGACGTACACGCTGCCGGAAGAAGGCGGCGCTTCGCTGCGCGCTGTCGGCTGGGAGTGTGATGGCGTCGTCAGGCGCGACGGTCACGGCTGGCAGAGCCGCGAAGGTCGGCGTGATGACCAGCCTACGCAGGCCAAGGTCAGGTGGAGACGCACGCTAAACGCGCCGAGAAAGGGCGTGTATACCGACGGACCCCCCCCCGACCCTACGTAGTCCTCGACTTTCTCTCGCTAGCCTCAAACATTGACCATCAAAGGTGACGGATGGGACGCCCAACAGCCCGCGGTAGCAAGCACAAGCCAAAGGACGTCGTGGAGATCTGCACATCCGCGACGACTGTGGAGTACCTGCGCGCCAGCCTGGAGCAGCTCGAGCAGGCCGTTGTCGATGCCACCGACAGCAAGTCATGGCAGGCGATGGCCTCGCTCAAGTACCGCGCCCTCGAGACGCGGCAGAGGCTGGACGAGGAACTCGCGAAGGCCGCGCTGCCTGACGAGAGCATGAGCGACGAGGAGCTCCTCGGGATCATCGTGCAGGCCGTGGGTCAGTTCAGCGTGCAGCAAATCGAGCGCCTCGAGGATGCCATCGCGTTCAGGCGCGGCCGGCCGGTCGTGCGCCTGGTGGAGACGGGGTGAGCGCAGGACTCTCCGCTATGGCGATGGCGGCAGCGCGTCTCTCGCGTCGGACGCAGACCGACCCGCTGGCGTACTTCACGCCGACGCAGCCGCAGTTGGACTTCCTGTCGCATACGTCGCGCATCCGGCTCGCCCGCTCGGGAAACCAGATCGGCAAGACCACGATGGGGCTGGTGGATCTCATTTACCGCGCGCTCGGCTCGCATCCGTACCAGCTCGTGCGTGCAGCTCCGATCGAAGCGTGGATCCTCTGTCAGTCGTGGGAGTCGTCGCTCAGCATTCAAGGCAAGCTGTGGGAACTCCTCCCGAAGGACAGTCTCGCACTAGACACGGAGTACGTCGCTGGACGCGGTTTTCGCGGCAAGACACCTGTGGTTCGCCTACGGAACGGAAGCGTCATCCGTGTCCGAACGGTCGCGCAGGGGTCATTAGCTCTCGCTGGCTCGACTATCGACGTATGCCTGATCGATGAGCCGTGCCCGGAGGAGATCTACAACGAGGTGATCCCGCGTGTGTTCGCCCGCAACGGCGTCGTGATGATCACGCTGACGCCGGTCGGCGCTGACCTCAAGTGGCTGAAAGCCCTTGTCGAGGCCGGCATCGTGACCGACCTGCACTTCCCGCTGACCCCGGAGAACACGCGGCCGATCGGCGCGAGGGAGCCACGCAAGACGCAGGCGCAGATCGATGAGCTGGCTAACCAGTTGCTCCCGCAGGAACGCGCCCAGCGCCTCGACGGGGAGTGGGAAGGCGAATGGGCAGAGGATCGCGTCTTCCGCGCGTTCGATCCGGCACGCCACGTTCGCGACGAGGCGCCTGTCGGCGAGGTGCTCATCGGCGTCGGAATCGACCACGGCACCGAGGCCGGCGCCCAGGTGGCGATCCTCTCGGCCGTCTTGCGCGATGGCGGCGACGGACACCCGCGCATCTGGGTGCTCGACCAGGTGCAGAGCGATGGGATGACCACGCCAGAGCAGGACGCCGAGGCGATCCTCGGTATGCTCAAGCGCGCCGGCTTGCGATGGGAAAACGTCGATCGCTGGGTCGGCGACCGGCGCGTCTTCGGGCGCAAGAACGGTTCGCTCAAGAGCAACGCGATGCTGATGAGCGCGATGGAACGCCGGATGAACCTGCCGACCGGCTCGCTTCCGTTCCGCATCCAGACGGCGTGGAAACCGAAGGGATCGGTCTACTCGGCGTATCGACTGCTTCAGGCGTGCATGTTGCAGGGCGGCTTCCTCGTGCACCCGCGATGCAAGGGTCTGATCGATGACCTGCTCAAGTTCGACGGCAGAGAAGCCTCGGAGCACAAGCACGCGATCGATGCCCTCCGCTATGGCGCCGTCGAGCTTGTGAGCCGTCGCCTATACAACCCGACCGCGATACGGCTGGGCTGAACAGGGGGCAACGTGTACGCCTACTCTAAGATGCCGACTCCTCCAGCGCCCTCGAACCCAGAGGAGGCGATGAGGTGGGAGCACACGCGCCACCGACGCGCGCTGATGGAAGGACGCTGGCAGAGGTTGCTCGAGGACCGCCTTCAGGAGCAGCTCGGCAGCACGCGACGTCAGGCATGGGGACGCCCCGACCTTTCGGCCAATCCGTTCAAGGTCGTGGCGACTGAACTTTCCACGCTCTATGACGCCGATCCCGACGTAAAGCACAACAGGGCCGGCGATGTCAGCGGGTTCACCGACCTCGTGTCGCGTGCGGCGCTGTGGCCGCAGATGTCTCGCTTTCAGTCGATGACCATCGCGCTGCGCGAGATGTGGATGCGCGTGGACGTCGAGGACGGACGCCTGATCTATCGGCCTGTCCCGCCCGACATGACGATCGCCGAGAGCGATCCGAGCCGGCCGACGATCCCGACGGCCTACGCCGAGGTGCGACTGCGCCATGTGCGTGGTGAAACCGTGTGGGCGTGGGATGTCCTGGACATTCGCGACCCTGCGAACCCGTCCTACACGGTTCGCCTGACGACGGACGATGCGCGCTTCGGTGAGGACGTCACCGAGGAGGTGCTCGGTTCGCGCTTCGATGGGCCGGCCTACCCGTACCGACGCACGCCGCGCGGCGACGAGGTTCTCGGCGCCCCGATCCTTCCGGTCGTGCTGTACCACGCGAGCCTTTACGGCGATCGCCTGTTCGATGCGTACAACGGCGTCGAGCTCTACGAGGGCAGTCTCTCGCTGGCGCTGTTCTACAGCTACTTGAGCCATACCCTGCGGGACGCTTCGTTTCCCCAGAGGTACGCCATCGGCGTCCGCATCGCCGGATCCGACATGGTGGATGGAGGCACGCGAGGCCAGCGCGTCGAGGTCATCAGTGACCCGACGACGATCCTTATGCTGGACGCTGCTATGGAACAGCAACCCCAGGTCGGACAGTTCCTCGCAGGCGCGGACTGTGAAAAACTGGAATCCACGATCAGCAGTATCGCCTACCGATTGGCGACGGATGCTGGCCTTGCCCCGTCCGAGCTCCAGCGCACGAGCGGCAGCGCGAAGAGCGGCTATGCGATCTCGCTTTCGCAGGATGGCAAGCGCACTGCACAGCGCAAGTACGTGATGCAGTTCCGCGACTCTGACGAGCGCCTGATGGCAGTGTCGGCCACGCTCTACAACCGCGCGATGGGGACGCAGTTCCCGGAGGGCGGCTACTCTGTGCTGTACCGCGAGATCCCGCTCTCTCCGGAAGAACTCTCCAGCCGTCGCCAGCATGTGCTCGAGATGCTCGAGGCCGGCCTGATGACCCGCGTGGAGGCTCTCCGTTACTTCGGTTCGCTCTCCGAGGCCGACGCGAAGGCCGCGCTCGAGGCCATCGATGCAGAGAAGGCGCCGACCGTCGCGGAGCAAGAATCGGAGGGTACGAGGCCGGCGCCCGCGCCGCAGGTATCCACTGACGCGCAGCACGGCGAGGACATGGCCGAAGCGGCAGAGGAGATCACCGCGAGCACAGAGGCGATCCGCGCGCTCCTCGCTGGCGATGTGCCGGCGGCTACCCGTCGCGTTCTCGAGGCCGTCGCCGAGAGTCTCGCGGAGGCCGCGGGCTACCTCGGCGTGGCTCCGATGGTCGAGGCCGAGGTCGAGCTCTCCGACGAGGAAGACGACGCCATGCCAGAGACGGAGAGCTGATGCCGTTCCTGTCCGAACGACAGCGCGACTACCTCAAGCGCGAGCATCCGGCCGTCTACCGGCGGTTCCTGCGCGACGAGCGTGCGATGGGTTTTGAGTTGCGCGCGCCCGCTGACGTCGCCGAGGTGGCGAAGCGTGGCCTCGAGGCTCGTGAGCGGTACGGCCGTGGCGGTACGCTCGTGGGTGCGCGCAGGGCGAACCAGTTGGCGAACCGCGAGGTCGTGAGCATCGAGACGATCAAGCGGATGCTGAACTACTTCAGCCGACACGCCGTGGACCTCGAGGCGCCTGCCGCGAGGCCGGGACACCCGGACTACCCTAGCCCCGGCCGCATCGCGTGGGATCTCTGGGGCGGTGCGCCTGGGCGAGCATGGGCACGCCGGCAACTTACTGTTTGGGAGCGCGTTCAGCGCGAGGAGGGCAAGTGAGCACAGAGGAAGGGACTGACACGACGGGCGCAGAGGCTCGTATTCGGCAGCTGGTCGCGCGAGTCAAGGAGCTCGAGGGCCGCGTGGGCGAACTGACGCCGCTCGCCGAGCAGGCCGACAAGTACCGGACGCAGATCGAGGAGGTCAAGGCGCAGAGCAAGGCCGAGCGCGAGGCGCTCCGCATCGAGCGCGAGATCTCCTCGGCCGGCATCACCGACGCCGAGGGCATGGAGTACGTGCAGCACGCCTACAACAAGCTGCCGCAGGAGGGCCGGCCTCCGCTTGCGGAATGGCTCGCTGCGAAGGATGCGCTGCCGAAGGCCGTGCGAGCGTACCTGCCGGAAGCCACGCCGGCCGCGGCGCCGGCACCGACGACGATGCAGATGCCGAAGGCCAACGCTGGCGTGACGTCGCAGCAGCCCGTCGTGTCGCCGAGCGCGTGGAACGAAGCGGCCATCGCGAAGATGTCGCCCAGCGAGTGGAAGGCCAACAAGGCCGCGATCCTCGCCTCGCTGTCCACGGGTTGACAGACTGTCATAGGCGGTAGTACGGTAGCCGTGAGGTGAAAGCCTCACGCGCTCGAGGCAAGCTCTCGTAAAAAGCGACAGGCGCGGCCAACGTCAAACCTGCACAGGAGGCCACTACTATGGCTGACGAGATCAAGTTTTCGACGCTGTCCGGCAACGCCCGCGTCAGCGCCGTTCTTCACCAGACCATCCTCGAGAAGCTCACCGACAAGGCGAGCCTCGTGAACCATCCGTACATTCTCGCGTTCCAGAACATGAACAACAGCGGCTCGTCCGCGCTTCAGGTTCCGGTCGTGGGTCTCGGTGGCTACAACGCCATGGCGGCTGTGGCTGACGGCGTTGCCGCGAGCAACACGGCGCTCACCACTAGCGCCGCTACCATCACGATCGCTCGTCAGGCGCTTGTCCGTCAGATCAGCGACCTCGCGAACCTGACAAACAACGTTGCCGGCGGCATGGGCGTTGGCATCGAAGGTCTCGCCGAGGACATGGTGGGCGCCTACAACAAGCGCGTTACCGCGATGCTCTGCGGCCTCTCCAGCGGCTTCACCAACTTCGTGGGATCCACGGGCTCTGACCTTACCGTCACGCGCTTCTATGACGCCATCTTCAGCCTCCAGCTGACGGCCAACGATAGTTTTATGGCTATCCTCCATCCCCAGCAGATCAACGATTTGATGACCTCGCTCCGCTCGGAAACTGGCCCTGGTCAGTACCTTGCGGCCACTCAGGAGCAGGTCAACGCGAAGGGGCCAGGTTACAGGGGCCAGTTGTTTGGCGTAGAGTTGTTTGGTTCCACGCAGGTGATTACTGCCAATAGTGGAGCCGATTACCTAGGTTACATGTTCTCCCGCGGTGCGGTTGGATATGCGACCGGCTCTGCCGCTCCCGTCCGCGGCGCTGGCGAGGTCATCCTCCCGGCCGGCACGCCGATCGTGGTGGAGCTCGCCCGCTCTGCCGAGGCTGGCCTCTCCACGATCGTGGGTTCCGCGTTCGTCGGCGTGGCCGAGCTTGACGACGCCCGCGGCGTCGGCATCCTCTCCGACCTCTAGGCTGTCCTAGCGTCGGGGCGTGTCCGTGCTTATTGTACGGGCACGCCTTCGTGCGTAAGGAGGGTTCAGTGGCAGCAACGTTCACGACCGCTACCGGCGGCACTTTCGCGGGAGCACCCGCATCACGACCGCAGGCCATGCGCGAGGCGGTCAAGCTCGATCCGATCCCCGTGTGGTGGTACATCCATCACCCGGCACGCTGGCAGCTCGTCGGTGAGGATTGGATCCCTTGGCTGTCCGAGCTCCGCGCCGATCCCGGCGTGGGCAACGTGGATAAGGACGGGAACACCGACATGGCCGAGGTGATCAAGCGCCGTCAGGGCTGGACGATCATTCCGTGGGAGGCAGAGCCTGGTGGCTACTGCGTCGCCTATGATGGTTGGGCCGGGCCTGTGCATCTCAGCAAGTGGCAGACGCCGCGCATGGTGGCCGGTCAGGTGCGCGTGGCCTCCGATGAGGCCGGCTACTGGGCCTTCTGTCGTCGCCTCGTTGCGGAGGGCTACATCGCTAAGCCTGATCCGGATTTTATCGACGTCCTGATCGAGCGTCAGGAGCGCAAACTCGCTGAATGGGAGGAGCGTGCCAGCGTGAACCCCTACATCGCGCAGATGCTTCCGGCCGAGCGCGCTCTCCTCGAGCGTATGCGAGTCGCGAAGGATCGCCTGTTCGCTGAGCCTGTCGAGGACGCAGCGCCGAAGCGGGTGCGTAAGTGAGCGGCGAGAAGCCGGGGTATCGGCAGGCCATGGAGCGCCTGACGGAGCGCCTCGTCAACAGCGGTGTGCCGGTTGACAAGGCGCGCAAGGAAGCACAGGACGCAGCGCAACGTGCGGATCGCAAGGAGCGCGATAAGCGGTAGCCAGGTGGAGGTCGGGCATGTCCCTCGCAGAGACGGTCTACGCTGCTCGGTTCCGCTCGACGGAGACGATCGAGCGTGGACGCCAGCAGACGCTCACATGCCCGACCCAGCGTGCAGGCGCCACGGCCACGCCGACGAGTGGGACGATCACGATCTACCGGCCTGACCAGACGGTTCTCGTGACGTCCGCAGTCACGATCCCCGGAGGCGGGATCGCTACCTACTCGCTGGCTGCGGCGACCACGACGGCCGAGCAGCTCGGCGAGGGCTGGCTCGTTGAGTGGGCGCTGGTGATGCCGGATGCGGTGACGCACACGTTTAGGAACGATGCGGCGCTTTGCCGCAGAACCCTCTATCCAGTCGTCGCAGATGCCGACCTGACGCAGCGTCACAGCGACCTTCCCAACCTGCTCGCGTCGGGCACGACGTCATACCAGGCCTACCTGGACGAGGCGTTCGCCACGATCGGGAACCGGCTCATCTCGCAGGGGCGCCGGCCGTACCTGGTGATCCAGCCCAGCGCCCTGCGCGAGGCGCACGTTGCGATGACACTGCACTTGATCTTCCTCGACTTCTCGACGTCGGCCGGCGACTCGGGACGCTGGCAGGCGCTCGCGGATCACTACATGCGCGCGTACACCGAGGCGTGGAACCAGCTCAAGTTTACCTATGACGAGACTGACGCCAACAAGGTGGACGCCACGATGAAGAAGGGCGCAGCCTCGACGGTGTGGCTCAACGGGCGCGGTGGACAAAACTACTGGACGCGGTGGTACTGATGGCTGCGAAGAGCATCCGTCAGTTGCGCGAGGACGTCACTGCGCGCATCCTCACGCTCACGGGCTGGAAGGAGTCGAGGGTCGCGCCGGATAACTTCGGCCGTGACGCTGACAGCATCGCGCACAAGGCATTCGCGGTGCATCCGGCAGAGACGGCCGACATGCGCGCGTACCGTGGCCGGCCTGCCGAGGGCCTCCTGGTCGAGACGTCGCTCGTCGTCCACTACTGTTGGCGCCTCGCGCCGAAGGGCATGAGCGACTCCTACGATGACGCACTCGATGGAGAGGCCGCAGTCGTCAACGTCCTGATGGCCTACGATGCATCGTGGCCTCTGTCCTACAAGGTGCAGGTCGTTCGCACCACGCGCACCACATCGGATAGTGGCGAGTGGGTGCTCGGGCAGGTCGAGACTCGGATCGTACACACACTTCCACTTCAATAGGGGGATCTCATGGCCGCTTCGACGGTGATCAAGAACTTTCGCGATGCAACCGTGATTTTCGCAGACGGCACTACGCCGACTCCGCTCTCTCTGACGCTCGCGCTGGAGGCTGGCGATCTCGCGCTCTCCGGTCTCAGCGAGAGCAATACCGAGGTCACGACGTACCTCGACCGTGGCGAGCTCGCGACCGTCAGGAAGACGAACCGCTCGTTCCCGACCGTGAGTATGACTTGTTCGATGGCAGATCTGAGTGATGCCACCGACAAGCTGATCTGGGACGCGGTCAACAAGACCGGCGCCTTTGCCAGCGCGGTCAGCACGATCAGCGGTTCGGATGCGTTCGGACTCAAGATCACTGTCACAATTGAAGGCACCAACTTCGGGGATTCGGCGGATCACACCATCGTCATGAACGGTGTTCACTGCTCGATCGACTTCGCCGAGGGCGACCCGAACACCTTCACGATCAACGGCACGGTGTACGGCAGCATCACCGCGACCTGATCCACGCTCAAGGTCGAACATCTCGCACGACGCCCTCCCTGCCGGTTAGGCTCGGAGGGCGTTTCATTCGGAGGGAATATGGACGTTACGCTCGGTCGGTTCACCATCGCGCTCAAGAAGCCCGCATCGTTCACGCTCGCCCGTGAGGTCACGATGGCCGTTGGCACGAGCGCCATTCGCGGACTCGGCGCCGCGCTCGGCGCGTGCTGGGGCGGGAAGCCTCTCAAGGCCAAGTACGCCTACGATGCCCTTGCCTACGGTGGCGCGGTCGTTGACGAGCTCATGGCGCTCGGCGTGCCGGAAGCGGAGATCTATGCGGCCGGCAAGATCGCCCTCGACCTGGTGATCGACAGCCTCCCACGCGAGGAGGCCGTCGCGCAGGCCGAGACTTTTA